TTCTTCCATGGCATTACGAATCAAGAAGTCTTCATCGTTAATAATCGTAACTGTCCATTCGGCGAATGTTCTATCACCAGCTAACTTCATTTGACGACCGAAGTAAAACACCGGAATGACTCCAAGATCAGAGCCAGGCAGTTGAGCTGCCTGACACATAAATCTTGTTTTTGCATCCCCTGAACTGTTCGCAGGATTAAAAATATCCACTTGGAACAGGTTTTGTCTTGCACCGCCAAAAGCTAGTTGGCTTCTCATTTCAGTGATATTAAAAGCCATTTACTTTCCTCCTAGGTTTATTTTATTTATTAGAACTGGCCAGCGATTTCAGTGAATTCGACACCAGATCTGACAGCGACGAAGTTTAGCTGGATGAAGTTGATAGACTTAGCAGGCTTGATGTAGATGTCTCCAACAAAGCGGTTGCTGTCGATTACTTCAGCAGTGTTATTCGTCTCGTCGCAAACCACACGGAAGTCAAAGATTCCGCGGCGACCTTGTACGTCGCGAAGATATGGTTCAACTAAATTGACAAACTGTGATCTTGTGAATTCGTCATTGAATTCGAACAGAGTAGAGTTTGAAGCTGTGGCAATGGCCTTCTCAAGAACGATGAACAAGCGACGTACGTTAATACGATCGAATGCGCTAGTACGACCAAGCAGAGTCTTATCTCCGAAAAGTATTGTACCTTGACCCGGGAAAGTGACAATTGGATTGACATCGTTCTTATACAGAAGATCTCTTTCAGTTTTTCCAGGGCTAAATGCTAGCTTGACAAGATTTTTGATTTGACCGCGAGTAAATCCAGCAGGAGAGAACCAAGGATCTTTAAGGTTATCACTGCGAGCTGTGAGACCAGCAATATCGCCGTTCAAAGGAATGTAACGATATACGTCCGCATACTTGTCATACTGATATTTGTAACCAGAATCGAGGAATGCATATGAAGTATTGTGCAAAAGATTTCTAAAGTCTACAACGTTCTGTGCTTGTTGGTTTTCTACGTTAATACCTACAACGTCAGAGTATGCAGGAGAAACGAACACTACACAATCCTTGCGAACTTCTGCAATATTATCGATCAGATAGTTAGCTAGCTGAACATCTTGAGTTCCGATTGCCTTTCCTTGAAGAATCAAAGAAACATCGACTGTGCTTGCGTCTGCAAAGAGATCATAGGCAGAACCAAGAGCTGCCATCGAAACTGTACTTTCTGTCGCACCATCTGCACCTCGAACGAATGACTTCGTATAAGTTGTCGTGTTGGTCGAGTTAGCAATGTTTGACAGCGTATTCGAAGAAGCGCCGGCGCGATCGTTTGTAGCCCAAACCCAACGTGAGAAGTCGTTGATTGCAGTCTTATAGTAGTTCGTTGTACCGTCATCTTTCTTGGCATCTGTTGCGCGTGAAAGATTTTGGTAGATTTCAAGAACTTGACCAGGTGTTCCGCTGATCAGACCGTCTTCGTCAACTACAACTACTGAAACTTCGTCAGTAATAGTACGACCTGCGTTTGTCATTGATGAAGATATACCTGGTGCAGACTCGACAACATTGAAGTATTCCCACTGGCGTTTCAGTGAAGTGCTACTAACGTTTGATGATTTGTTCCAAGTTGAATCGAAAACGATGTTAAAGAAGATGTTTGTACCATCATCGGTTTGTGCACCTTCTGAAACGACTCTCATATTCTGCTTGCCAACCGTTGTATTACCAACTTCGATATAATCGCCGACAGAAATCTTATCTTTTACTGCTGTGACCGCCAGACGAGCTTCTGCAAGAGTAAGGCCAAGATCAGTCGCTGATTGTTTTGTGAAGAATACGACCGAGTTGGCTGCGCCATTCGAAATAGCAACTGCAGATCCTCCAGAAGAAAGCGACAGAGAAAACCCAGTAGTATTAGCTGCGATAATAAAGTACGATGTACCTTCTGATAGACCTTGAATGCTATTCGCAGTCGAAGAAGCTCCCTTTGCATACCATACTGCGTCATTATTCGTAAAGAGTGTATTTGCAGTTGCCAAAGAGATAAAGTTAGCTGATACGCCATTCGATCCAACTGTTCGTGCTGTCGCAGCATTTGCTACGCGATCTGCGAAATCGTCTCCCGACCATACAAACACGACGTTAGCAGTGTTGCTACCTACGGCGATCGACATCGTAGCACTTGTAAGATCTGCAAGAGCATATGTATTTGCAGTTGTTGAGCCGTAAGTGGTATTAGTTTCAAATACTACCGTTTCAGAAAACTGCGTTGCGCTATCACACATCGAAACTTTGAGAGAATTGCCGAGCGCTCCAGGATAACGAGCTACAAACTCTGTTCCAGCGAAAGTTGCATTTGCTGCACCTTTATTTTCGAATTCTTCAGAGTTTCTTACTACGACGTTCGATGCCACGACTGTCGCTGTGTTACCAGCATAAGCAGATAAAACGCGACTATTAGCAAAGAATGAAAGGAGTGTAGAAGAACTTGTAGTAGCTGCTCTCGAAAGAGCGATAGCGGTGTTGTTTGCAACCGTAACGAAGGTATCATCGGGAATGCCATCGCCTTGTACAAGATCACCAACTGTAAGACCGAGCGCTGCACCGTTCGAAGCAAGCGAAGTGTCTGAGTCGAGAGTAAAAGTTAAAGTATTTGCAAACCCCGTCGTCGCAGCGGCACGCGAAACATACAGAGCATTTCCATAAGAAAGGAAGTTAGCTGCTGTATAAAACGTTTCGTAGTTATCCGATGTAGGTTTACCGAAGCGATTTGCGAGTGTATTTTCTGAATCTACAAGAACGAACTTTCCGACTGGTCCCCAACGAAATACTCCACCAAAACCGCCGACCGTAGTCGCAAGTGCTGGAACAGTTGTTGTAAGATCAATTTCGGAAACATTGATTCCTGGGCTGACTTGAAACGCCATTGTTATCTCCCTTTAAAGGTTAGTCATGTAAGTTGCATTTACTTTATTTATAACTTCAATAAATTAGGGTATTTGAGGCAATTGTATATTTAATTTCATATCAAAAATTTCCTTCAAAAAACCCACGCTTTTGCGCCACCCAAAAATCATTTTTCGGTCCACCATCAAACAATGACTCATTGACTTCTTCGTCATGGGCGTCATCGCCTGTACTCATTAATCCAAACGGTAGCATTTGTTGTTCGAGCATCTTTTCATTCTGCTCGTAAATTTGCATACGAATATCGATATTTGTAATCTCTTTGAGATACGGTTGCGTAGTTAACCAGGCAAAGAGAACACAACACATGGCCATGTCATCATTGCCATCTTCAGCTTCGTAAGACTGATTTCCTTTCAAGGTGTTCTTGAGTGAGAAACGACTTAACTCATAGATGGTATCATAATCATAGATTAAGAACTTGTCAGCCTCGACGAGAGTCTTGAGTGTGGCACATCCAACTCTTTTTACCTGCTTCGTAGTCTTGACGCCATAGTGAGTCGTCGTAGCAAAACCGCCTGACAGACTTTGTCCCGTTCTGCCGTTATTGGCAGTCACCAAAACTCCGTCATATTCAAGATCGTAGTGCAGAATATCTGCGACTTGTTGTCCAATATCATTTGTTTCGACGAGAACAAGAGCATCATTGTATTTGACTGCAGCACCATAAATAATATTTGGATATATCAATGGTGATATTAAATTGTTTCGAAATGCGGCGACTTGGCGATATGGCATCGTTGATACATTGACGACAATGAAAGCAGAATAATCAGCTCCGGCTCCTCGAGCAGTATCAACTACGATAGCATAGATTGTATCTTTCTCTGGTTCTTCATAGATCTTGAGGCCACCATCTGCCTGAGCAATCGGTTGTTTATAGACCATATTACGAAGTTTGGTAGGATGAATCAGAGTATTCGAAGAACCAAGGAATTCGCACTCATATTCCTGTCTAAACTGATCTTCAGACGTATTGCTAATCGTCTGTTCTCTCCAGGCTTGATCGCGGCCGGGAATCTGTGACCAGTGAACGTCGACTCGAGCATAAGCATTACGACCTTCTTCAGACTCTGTCCAAATACGATAGAACATGTTCATACCGTTCGGTGTCGAAGTAATCAAAACTTTCGAACTTTGACCAGATGAAATGGTAGGATAGACCGAAGCAAAGAACTCGTCTTGAATGTTGGTCGGAACGAAGGCAAACTCGTCGAGATATACCATGTTCTGAGAAGTACCACGAATGGCAGAAGATGAGGTTGCCGAGGCAAGGATTTCGGATCCATTCTCGAGCTTAATATTACCTTTGTTCCATTCTGTGACACCCATCTGAAGCCACTTCGGAAGATGTTCGAACATCAACTGAATACGACCAAGTATTTCTCTCGCCTGTCTGTCTTTGTTGGCAAGGATAGCAATCGAGTATTCTTCGTTGAATACAATCTTCCAAAGTAAGTAAGCGGCAACCGTAGTCGTTTTACCGACCTGACGAGGCATCTTACAGATAACGAATCGATTCTCTTCGAATGCAAGGATCATTTCTTTCTGAAATTCCCAGAGCGGGAACATGATCAGACCCTTGTCGATGTTGACAATCTTACAGTAAGTTAAGATGAAGTAGATCGGATCCTCAGAGCACTTGATATACTCGGCAACCTGCTCTGGAGTATACTCGACTTTTGTGTCGGCTCTCTTTAATCGGGGATTACCTAAGTAATTTTCACTCGCCATCTTTATGCCGCTTTAGATATTTTTGCAATTCGGCAGTTGAACCGACGAACAAATTATTTGTGACTTGTTGAGCGGTAGCAGTTGGATCATCTTCCATTAGTTTTTTCTTTTTGACTTGTAAATCGAGAAGATCTTTACTCGCT